CAGCAAGAGCCTTGGTGCATGAAGATGAACGGCTGCAAAACAAAGTGTGAAGACTGCCCTGTCGAGGTGGCACAGCCAGAGCAAGAGCCTGTGGCAGATGACTTTTTTAGGATGATTGCAGATAGAAACCCAAAGCCTTTTTTGCCACCACAGCGCACAGAGCAAGAGCCTGTGGCGTGGCGCACGTTTGATGGTGAAGGTGGTTACGACTATTGCTCATATGAAGACAACGAAAACTATGCGGACGATTGGAACAAAAGAAATCCAAATCACAAAGGTTGGGTTGATAAGCTTTACACCAAGGAGAAGAACAGTGCTTGAAGCAATCAGAACATTTTGGGGTAAGCTACGTGGTGAGCGGGGTGACCGCAAAACAATCGTTGAGCAGGGGCTAGTTTACAGATGTACTAAGTGCCAATTTATTTTCTTAACCAAATTAGCAGGAGAGCAGCATGGGTGCAGTGAACGCATTTAATTGGAAAGAGTACACAGATGAAGAGCACGCTAAGAATGGTGATCCATTTGCGTCAATCAAACGTAACGCAGTTATCAGCGCTAACGTAACTGACGGCATGAATAGAATGCGTGATAAAAAACCAACTCACGGCACTATATTGGGTATAACAACAAAACGAATAAGCCTTAAAGCACCAGACATGATGCCTATGAAAGGTGGTGCTAGATTAAATGCAGGTAGAAAGCTACCTCAAGTAGATATGAAAAGAGCTATGTCTTTGTGGAGTGAAGGACTAACAAAGAAAGAAATAGCTGATAGGTTTGATGTACCCTACAAAACAATGCTAACGTTATTTAAAAAGATGGGAGCACAAGACTCCCGTGGTCCTTACGACTGGTCAGGTAAATACAAAAAAGAAGCAATATGATATTTCTTATTTTGTTACTAGGAGCAGCAATTGGTATAGGCATCTGTTTGTGGGTTGTCTATATGCTTGCTGCTCTCTATGACGACACAGATTAAGCGTACTGTCGAGTACCTGCTTTATCAATAATCAGAGCCATTGAACGTGGTTCTGCTTCTTCTGTGTTGGGAATGCTTACATGTGTCCAACGATCAAACTCTCGTATCACTTGATCATAGGGTAAACCAGAACCCATAATAGCTGTAACAACTTCATCAGGAGTCATACCTGGTACACGGATGTCAGCAGCACATCCATGACGATGTTGGCTGGAATCTTTTGAACCCACAGCAGTATTAACTTCGTGGCAACGGAAAGCAGAGTTAATCATAATAGGTTTACCACCTACTACTTCTTTAACTTGCTCTAAGAATGCAGCTAAACGAACAAGGTTAGCCATCTCAGTTTCATTAGGAGTGTTGTCAAACTCACGGTGGTCTGTGTGTGTCAACTCTTCATAAGTAAAGTTTTCAGATAAGTTCATGGTCATTTTCCTTTCAAGGTTTGGAGGGCTTCGTTGTAGAGGGAGAGACAGGTGTTGAGTTTACGGATGGCGGCATCTCCTTCGTCTGTGATGGCGATAAGAGCTTTAGAAGTTTCTCCGTCAAGTTCGGCTGATGTTGTTCCTGAGTTAACTCCTGCGGTAACGGGGGTATCTGAGGAGGTGTGTACGGAACACTCGGAGGCTTTGACAGCGATCCGCAACTTGAGAGCACCACTGTCAATATCAGCAGCACGCTTTTGAGATAGAAGTTTTGCATTTTGGTTAGCTTTCATGAGTTGATTTGCTTGAGCATTTACAGCAGAAGTAAGTGCTTGTTCTTTTTGTCTAGCATCAGCATTCAAAGCAGCAATTTCAATCTGCTGCCGTGTGTTCTCATCGTGTTTACCCTTATAGTACCCACCACCAAAGCTACTAAAAATAGCCATAGCTATGCTTAGAAGTACCCAGGGATTAAACAAACTCATGGGACCTCCGTATTGTTACTGGGAACATTTGCACTTAAAGGTTTAACGGGAACCTGGGGAACAGGTGGTACAGGAGGCTTAGGAGTTACAGGCAAAGTAGAAGCGTTGCTTCCATGACCCACAGCCATCAACGTACCAATGATTGAGATCATACTGGTCAACACAGTCTTAAGAATCTCAAACAACACTGCATCGTTCTTAGCTTGACCAACCATAGGCTGCGTAACAAAAATTAGACAGTAGATCACACCAAAAGTTGCACCTACCAAACACATAGCAAAAGCCATCTGTGTCCAGAACTGACCAATAGCGTGCCAATCTTCAGGGTTTCTTTTTGAATTGCTCATACATCTCCTTTGAAATTAAATCTTTGGTGCAAGTCCCAGACGCATCACACTGAGGTGGTTCACACTCAGGTTTACCCCAGTTCTTAGGATCTTGGCACGGATACCTGTAGGAATCCGAACAAGCTACTAGTAACAATAACAAAAACAATCTCATTTGTTTTTCCTTTCTGTTTGTTCAATCTCACGCCTAAGTTTTTCAACTTTCTCAAGCTGGACTTTTGATTCTTGTTTGACCTCTAAGACGTCAGAGTACAACAACCCTAACAAAGGAAGTAAAACAGCAATCAAAACACAAGCAGCAATCCAACCCACTATGTCCTCCCTAGTTTCCTTACTAGAAGAAACCATCCCCACAGGTATACGATAACGATCAAGGTCCCTACTAGGTACGCTGACTTTGCTTGGAAGTTTCTTTGGTTTTCCCTTCGTAGCCATAGCTTGTACCTATTCTTTGCTTCTTCAACCAGCCTAGCCTGTTCTTGTTCCTCTTGAATTGTTTCTCTCATACTGTGTACAGAGCTGTATAAAGACCCCATTTCTGGAGGACTTTGATACACCATACACTCTCTGATCTGGACTTCCAAATCAGCCATCTGTTGTTGAGCCATTACTCGTTTAAGAGCTGCCTCCATGTGGTTCTGATTAGGGTCATAGACAGTCTTAGACTTCTCTTCTTCTTCCCTAATGTGAGCAGCTAATTGCTCTTGAAGTTTAAAGAACTCAGTCAGGTTTTGAACGATGTCAATTTTGACTTGAGTCTCATCCACAGAAACATAAGCTTGCTTTTTAGATTTTGCAACAGATTGTTTAACATGATTTTCCTTTGGTTGTGAATTAAAAAACTTTGCTAACTTACTCCAAAACCCTTGCACCTCTTTGCCAATTGCAACTACTTCATCCGCAGTCTTCTTTACTTGGACAAAAGATTCTTTGGCTTGCTTGTAAAGATCACACCCTTGCTGAATGTTCTTGACAAGACCTGCTGCAAGCAAGCAAAGACTGATTGGATCCACACTGTTTAATGTCCATTGTTACTGTACTTAGCAATTACAAGAGCATCAAACTCTTCTTGAGTCATGTTACTAGTAGCACCAATACTACCAACAATTTGTTTCACATCATATTCCAACAACTCTGAAGCTTTAAATGTGTTAATGATGTCTTTAACAGCAACACCATCACCAGGTACAACCTTGTGCCCATACCCAACAATTAAATTTCCATTACCATCTTGGTAAGGTTTAGCTCTAAACCCTTTAGAACGGATAGCAGTAAGTGCTCTGTGAGATATGTTCATATTAAGTTGGAGCTGTGTATGCTGTAATAATTCCATTAACAACTGTAAGAGAACCGTTAGTACCTGCAATAGTTAGCTTAGCTAAATCTACTGTGGCAGATATTCCAGTGTTTTGAGTAGCCATAGTACCTAGACCAAGATTAGTTCTAGCTGTACTAGCAGAAGCAAGATCACTTAGGTTGTTAGCTCTGTAAGCATAAGTAGTATCTGATCCTGTAGCTGTTACTCCTAAATTAGTTCTTGCAGTAGCAGCACTGGCTAAATCAGATAAATTGTTTGTTCTGTAGGCGTATGTAGTATCTGTACCAGTTGTAGAGTAACCAGTAGTCCAACTAGGTACACCAGCAGCAGTCATCTGCAACAAAGACGTAGCACTAGGAGCAGGTAATCTAGTTAGATGATTGCTAGAAGGACTGTAAAGAATGTCTCCAGTGTTGTAGGTTGTTAATCCTGTACCACCATACTGAGGTTGAATAGGAATGTCTAGAGTTGAAGCTGTACCAAAAGCTCGGTCACTGAGCTTCTGAAACCATTCTCTCCAAACAAAGCTTTCGCCTATCTTGTCTTGAGGTATAGGAGTTGTTTTAATAGCCATCAGCAGTAGTCCAAATCTTTACAGTAACCATTTTTCTGAATGTCAGGAAGAAGCTTCTCTAACTTCTCACCAATGTCATCTCTTACCATGCAAGAGTTAATCATGGTTACTTTCTTTTTAAAAGTTTTGTAGCAATCTTCTTTAGCAGCCTCAACAGTTTTACCAACACCAGAGACAGTCATTACATAAGAACCACAAGTAACCAAACAAGGCTCATTGTTCTTACCATCTTTACCAGGTCCCATACCCATCTTGACTTCAGACAAATGGATGTTTTTAGTAGCATCCTCGATGGTCATATCAAAGATAGGATAACCAGTGTTCTCTTTCTTTTTGACGTTGCTGTACGGGTAATCAGGTTGAGACACAACAATACCAACAGCTACGTCTTTACGCACCTTTAAAGTATCTTTACCATCAAGGCTGTCTAACATCCATTGAATAGGGTCACCTAGATGTAGAGCTTGTTGGATCTGAAACAGAGGCCAACCAGGACGGGTAGTGAACTCTAAAGGCCAAGGAGTACCCTTGTCATCAATGATGCAGTTGACATCAATGTAACCAGAGTAACCAATGCCATGTAGAAAGTCTTCTAGAGGCTTAAGAACCTTGTCAGCTAACAAAGAGTTTTCTGTATAGCGCATTACAGTACCCTGCTCACCAGTAGCAGGACCGTAGTCACCAGACATTAGCTTTTTAAACTCCCAGTTCTCAAGGAAGTATTTAGAGAACCCACCAAGACCAAACCAACCACCAACAGCCATCTCAGAACCAGCGTGGAACTCTTGAAGAACAAACTCACCATCATAGGCGTTCATCTTCTTCCATTTGTTCAACATGAACACCATGTCACGCCAATCCTTAGAGCAATAGCTTAAAGACTTCTCACCATCACCAACAGGCTTAGACACATACCTCTTCTCTTTGTTATTAAGAACAAGAGCAATAGCATCTTCATACTTCTTAAACTTTTGCATAGGAATAGTCTTGATGCCAGCTCTTTCAAAGATAGCTGAACCGTACTCCCGATCCTGTTCCCAACGAGCACCTTCTACATTGCAGCCATAGATAGGGTAGCCCTTGATGCGATATGGCTCTAGCTGCTTGATGTATCTGCTGTTATCAGTAACAAAAATTAGATCAGCCCAGTCCATACTGGGTTCCCAATTAGCAACCTTCTTAAAACAATGCTCCATGCCATCACCGTTTTCACAACGAGTGCCGTCCATGTTGTTACGCATGTACACACGTACATCATGACCATGAGCGTTAGACTTGATAGCCAAGTCCATAGCAAACCCACAGTCAAATTGGTCAATGATTAAGAGTTTCATGGGTTGTAAGTTTTCTTTTCACGTTTAGTGTCACGGCCTTTTTTTTCTTTTTCTTGAAGTTCTTTAGCCCGTTTTTCTCTAGCCAATTCTTTTTCAGTTTTAGCTTTGATGTCAAATTGTCTAGCAAGAAGTTTGGTTGTACCACCTTCTTCATCACTAACAGCAGACATAATAGGAGATACTTGTGGCACTTGTTTTACAACATACTCACCAACGTCACTAGCTTTATTTACAAAAGTATCGTCTGGATGATAAATAGATTTGCCTGTAAATATTTTTTTGTTAAAACCAAGTTGACCTAATGTTAACAACACAGGGTTAAAAGTAAAGACAGGCCATATCAAAGCACTAAGGTCTTTTTTACCTTCATACACATCCAAACCTGCTTTAAGCAAGTGAAAAGGACCAGCTCTACGTTGCTCAGCACCTTCACCAAACACTGCTTCAGCCATCTTATCCATTAACGGATACATAACACCCATAGCTACACCAATAGCCAACATAGAGTCAACACCCTCTCTAAAGTGAGCACGACCTTCTGGTGTTTTTAAATTGCGAGGATCAACATCCTTGATAGTATTTACCAAAGACTTGACCATGCCGTAATGATACCTAGAAAACAAATCAATGTTAGGGTTCTTAAGAACTTGAGCAATCTTACGACTATTTAATACCTCAGAAGGCATACGATAGTTAGGCATGTGTCTCTCAGCTTGTGCAATAGCGTCTTTCAATTCCATTTTAACGCCAGTGCTTTTTTCTTGCCTAGTCATGATCTCACGGATGTATTGCACGTACATAACATCACGGGTAAACCACATAGCTTTTTGAGAAGCATTAGAAATGCCGTTGTACAAGTCACCAACACTAGTGCCAAGCTTCTTAGCCAACTGTGTCATGCTTCTTTGCATTTCAGGAGTCTCAAACATTTGTTTTTGAGCTTCTTTTTGGATAGCTTGAAAGTATTTATTGTTCCTAGGATCAGCACCAAGAACAGAACCACCTTCACGCATAATGTCTCGGTAAAATTGAGTTTGATTACCTACATCTCTCCAAGCAACTCTAGCTGTATCAGCAAACGTACCTAGTTGACGAGGGTCAACCCAACCAGTAAACCCACGAGCATTCCAAAGGTGCATTACCTCATTAAACATGTGAGGTACAGGATTTAACATCATGTTTTTGACAAGGGCATTAGTAGCCTTCATCCACATAGTGTTGTCCCAAACCTTAGCAAAATCATTAATAATTGCAGCAGTCTTAGGATCAAACTTCCATCCATCTAATTGAGGTATAAGACCTATGTTTTCAGGTTGAACATAGTGTTTAGGAAGATCTTTAATGTCTTGGTCTGGTCCATGAGCAATCTGTTTAAACAACTCAGATTGTTTAAGGTTGTTCATTAGCTCTAGCTCACGAGCCATCTTACGTAAACCCATGTTAGCTATACGAGCAGACGCTTCAGCATCATGCCAGTATTTATACGTAGAATGTTTTTCAATCTCAGGAACCTTGCCATCAACAACAGTTAGTTCTTTACCGTTAACAGTAAATTTATCACCACGTTTAAAATTTATGTCGTCACTAGAACCTATTAAACGTTTTTGTTTGTTTTTCCACTCAAAGATTTGTGTACCTTGTTTGATTTCACCTTTGGGTGTGGTGACATCTTTAGGTTGCCTATGGAACTCAATGACACGACCATCATCAGTTTGGTACACCTTACGTTCAATAGCAGAGTTAACTTGGTCAGCAACCTTGTCTCCAAAAGACATCTTGTTAGAGAAAAACTCTTCAAGAGTTTCTTTCCAACCTGGTTTTTCTTTTTCGCTAAACATACGAATACGTGATTGACCAGTGACAAACTCTTCACCAACATCTCCACCCATAGCTTTAATCTTACGAACTAAAGCTATGTTCTCGGCATCAATAGCATCTAAAACTTTACCAAGTTCACCACTAACTTTGCCACCATTTTCACGAACTAAAAAAGCAGCTTCACGAAGTTCATTCATTTCTTTCAAACGTCTAGCAGCTTCTTTGTCCCACTTACTACGTTCTATAGGATTAAGAATAGAAGGTCTTTCACCTAAATCACCAATAGAAGTTTTGTTGTAGCCAACAGTGTGCTCAGACCGATCTTTAGTTGCAAAGGTACTTACTTTGTGAAAAGCATCTTCCAACTGTTCCTTGTTATTAGGAACAGGGATAGATCGTTCTTTTAAATCTTTTTGGTAGTCTTCAAAGAACTTAACAGCCTCTTCTTCACCAAAACGTTCGTGTATGTCTGTAGCATGTTTGATCATCTCTTCTTCATTAGGAACAGAACGGGGATCAACTTTTTCAAATGCTTTAGCTACAGGCTCAGATGTTTTAGTAGCAAGCTCATCTTTTAAGCTTGTTGTTACAGTATCTTTAGGTTCTGCTTTAGAAGCTAAGGTAACCAAGTTTTGTGTGGTTTTACTGTCATCAAACACAACGTAGTTGCGAAACTTTTTTTCAGTTCCACCTTGAGCATTATGTACATTACCCACAACACCTTGTTCAGCTAGAGCAATAGATGCTTTAACCTGACCAATTTGTTCTGCTTCTACGTCAGTAATTAAATTTCTTGTGGCTTTGTCAGTAGGTTCAAACTTTTTAGACAACTCACGATAAAGTCGTTCGCCTGTTTTAGGACTTATCAATACATCTTGTAATTTTTGTTGTAGTTCTTTTAGAGAATTTGCTTCTACGTTTTTACCTATCCGTTGAAATGCTGTTTCATCTCTAACAAAACCAGTATAAACGCCGTCGTATTCTGTTGCAAAAATTTTGTAATCACCATTACCCAAAGCAACTTCAACTATGCGACCATTGCTTTTAACTAGTTTTTCTGAAAGCATGTTCATATGTTTAGCACTTATGTCAGCTAAACTGTTCATATTATAAATAGCTTCTCTAGTCATTTTTTTAGCTTCGTCTAACGTGTCT